GACCGCCTGGAAGATAAGATGAAGCTTATTGACCTTGCTATCACTATGGCTCTTGATGCTAAGGTGAACTTCCGCGACGTATTCTATCAAGTTCGTATGTGGGATACCATCATCTATAACCACCTACGATCTAAGAATATCGTTATTCCTCCCAAGGTGAAGGTTGATAAGGATGCTAAGTATGCTGGTGCATATGTAAAAGAGCCTGTCCCCGGTAAGTATGACTACGTAGTCAGCTTTGACCTCAACTCACTGTATCCACACTTGATTATGCAGTATGCGATCTCCCCAGAGACGCTTATTACTATGGATGATCTCAATGCAATGATCTATCAAGCAGAGAATGATGTGTCTGCTGATAAGGAAAAGCTTGACGCTATGTACAAGATCCGTGAGTTGTCCGCCAAGATCAACGTATATAAGGTTCTAGATATGGAACTAGACCTATCACCACTCAAGGTGATGAACTGGACTATGACCGCCAACGGTGCTATCTACAAGCGCACTAAGGGGATGCTACCCGAACTAATGGAGAAGATGTATGCAGAACGAGTTACTTTCAAGAAGCGAATGCTCGCAGCCAAGCAGCTCAATGAGACGAAGCCTTCTAAAGCACTTGAAAAGGAGATCTCCCGCTGTAACAACATTCAAATGGCGAAGAAGATTTCTCTTAATAGTGCTTATGGCGCTATTGGTAATCAATACTTCAGGTATTTCAAGCTAGCAAATGCTGAGGCTATCACCTTGTCTGGTCAGACCTCTATCCGCTGGATTGAAAACAAACTTAACGGTTATATGAACAAGACCTTGAAGACTGAAGGTGTTGATTATGTTATCGCTTCTGATACCGACTCCATCTATTTGAACGTAGGACCCTTGGTACAAAAGGTGTTTGGGGATAAGGAAGTTGAGAAGGTCAAGATTGTTGACGCTCTTGACTCATTCTGTCAGGCAAAGATTGAACCATTCATTGATAAGTCTTACTTTGAACTAGCTACATATGTCAATGCATATGACCAAAAGATGCAGATGAAGCGCGAGAACATCGCCGACCGTGGTATCTGGACTGCTAAGAAGCGTTACATCTTGAATGTATGGGACAGTGAGGGAGTAAGATATGCACAGCCCAAGCTCAAAATGATGGGCATTGAGGCAGTCAAATCATCTACACCGGCACCTTGCCGAGCGATGATCAAAGAGGCTCTCAAGCTAGTTATGGAAGGAACTGAAGAGCAAGTTATTGACTATATTGATAGCTGCCGACTTCAGTTCAAAATGCTTTCCCCCGAGGAAGTATCCTTCCCACGTTCTGTGAGTGACGTTGTAAAGTACAAGTCCTCCGTTAGCATTTACGCTAAAGGTACTCCGATTCATTGCCGTGGAGCACTACTATTCAACCACCATATCAAAGCCAATGGTTTGGATAAGAAGTATTCACTTATTGGTAATGGCGAGAAGATCAAGTTCTGTTATCTCAAAGTCCCTAATAAGATCGGCGAGAATGTTATCTCATTCATCTCTGACTTTCCTAAGGAACTCAACCTAGAGAAATACATTGACTATGATCTACAGTTCAGCAAAAGCTTCTTGGAACCACTCAAAATTATCTTAGACTCCATTGGCTGGAGTTCTGAGAAAAAGGTAACCTTAGAATCGTTTTTTGGATAGCAAGATGGACAAAACTAAATTGGCTATGGACCTCTTCATCGAGTCGGTATACAAACCCGACCCGGTTTTGAGGTCTTCTGCTTTGGATCAAGAATGTTTGGAGGAATTGCTCCAAATTCGCGAGGATGTGCTACAATACTTATACGAAATCAGGAGAACCTAGATGGCTCTATCGCAGTCAGTGCAAGAAGCACTACACGACGCACAATCCAGCTTACGAAATGCTCTGGCTTACGCCGCTCGCAACGAACGTCCACTAGTATGTACTTCCATTGCGGAGATGCTTGCTAAGCTAGACCAGATTGAGAAGTTTGATGACCTCTTCGATTCTCTTGAGAGTAAGAATGTTGATCCTGGTAATTTTTTCGGTAGCTAATTATGGACTTTCTAAAGGATATTGTAAATGAAATTGGTGGTGACTTCACAAAGATTGCAAGCGAGATTGACGAAACTGAAACATACGTTGACACCGGTAGTTTCATCTTTAATGCTCTTGTATCTGGGTCTTTGTACGGTGGTGTTTCTGGGGACAAAATTACTGCTATTGCTGGGGAAAGCAGTACTGGTAAGACTTTTTTCTCACTCGCCGTCGTCAAGAACTTCTTGGATACTAATCCCGATGCATATTGCCTTTATTTTGATACTGAAGCAGCAATCAATAAGGGAATTCTCCAGTCACGTGGTATCGACCTCAACCGCGTTGCTGTCGTCAATGTCGTAACCATTGAAGAGTTTCGTACAAAGGCACTGAAAGCAGTTGACCTTTATATGAAGAAGCCTGAGGGTGAGCGACGTCCTTGTATGTTCGTTCTAGACTCCCTAGGTATGCTCTCCACTAATAAGGAGATCAACGATGCTCTAGACGACAAGCAAGTGCGTGATATGACCAAGTCCCAGTTGATCAAAGGTGCATTCCGTATGCTAACCTTGAAGCTTGGACAGGCTAAGATTCCAATGCTCGTTACTAACCATACTTATGATGTTATCGGTGCTTACGTTCCTACTAAAGAAATGGGTGGTGGCTCTGGTCTTAAGTATGCCGCTTCTACTATCATTCATCTTTCAAAGAAGAAAGAGAAGGATGGAACAGAGATCGTTGGAAATGTTATCAAAGCAAAGACTGCTAAGTCGCGTCTAAGCAAAGAGAATATGCAAGTCGGTGTCCGTCTCTACTATGATGAGCGTGGACTAGACAAGTACTATGGTCTCTTGGAACTAGGTGAAGCTGGTGGTCTATGGAAGAACGTCGCAGGGCGTTATGATATGGGTGACGGCAAGAAGATCTATGCTAAGGCTA